ACTTGATAGACTTTGGGATGAAGACCCAACTGAAGCTGCTAAAGTTGATCGTAGGATTCAGAAACGAAAACAAACGATACAACAAGCACAGCAAAAATTGAGAGAGCATCAGCAAACTCAATTTCAGGAAATATTAAGAGAAGAACAAAAAAAACTTCACTTAAGACATCCAGAAATTGCTGACCCAATAAAAGGTACTACAGTTAAGTCAAATATTATGAACTACTTAAGTTCTAAAGGATTCTCAAATGAGGATGTCGCAAGAATTTACGATTCAAGATATTTTGATGTAATCATGGATGGCATGAACTTTCAAAAAGCTAAAGCAGCTAAACCTTCTTTAGTTTCTAAAAAAGTAAAACCAACCAAGTTTGTTAAGTCAGGTATTAAGTCAACAAAAGAAGAATTAAACTCCAAGTCTAGGTTGAATCAAATTAAAGCGCTGAAAAAGTCAGGAAGTCCAAAAGACGCAACTGATCTTTTAATGCGTTATTTATAAACAATAACCTCAAAGGAGAATAAAAATGGCTGTATATCAAACATACCAAACAGTCGGCATAAGAGAAGACCTTGCAGATATTATTTATTCAATATCTCCAACAGAAACACCTTTTATGTCTGGAGTTGCTAAAACAAAAGCAACAAACACATCACACCAATGGCAAACAGATGCTTTGGCTGATGTAGCTGCTAACCATGCAGTTGAAGGTGCTGCTATAAGTTACCCAACTTTATCAGCAACAACTAAACTAACTAACCACACTCAAATTTCTACAAAAGCTGTGCAAGTATCAGGAACAAATGATGCTGTAACATCTGCTGGAAGAAATAATGAGTTAGCTTATCAAGTAGCTAAATCTGCAAAAGAATTAAAAAGAGATATGGAAACTGCTCTTTTATCTAATGTAGCTGCTGCTGCTGGTAACGCAACTACATCAAGAAAATTAGGTGGAGTTCAAACTTGGATTTCTTCTAATGTTGATGCAGGTGCAGGTGGATCTGGTTCAGGTGGTGGAGCTGCTAGAACAGATGGAACTCAAAGAGCTTTTACTGAAGATCAGTTAAAATCTGTTTTGAGATCATGCTTTGATGCTGGTGGAAACCCTAACATGATTATGGTAGGTGCTTTCAATAAGCAAAAGCTATCTGGCTTTACTGGTGGTTCAACTAGATTTGACCAAGCAGAGGACAGAAGATTAGTTACATCTATTGATGTCTATGAGAGTGATTTTGGAACTTTACAAGTTGCTCCAAATAGATTCATTAGAGGTGCAAACTCTACTGCTGCTAAAAAAGGACAAGATGCTCTAATTTTAGAGATGGACTTTTTTGCTGTTGCTTTCTTAAGAGATTTTGCTCTACAAACTCCAGCTCAGACTGCTGACGCAGATCAGAGATTCATGGTTGCAGAGTACACTCTTGAGTCAAGAAACGAAAAAGCTAGTGGTGCTGTGTACGATCTAACAACATCATAATAAATAACTTTGGTGGGGGAGTAATCCCCCATCATTTAAATTAACAATTTTGTTTGGTCTTTGAAGATTTAAAGTCGGAACGAAGCAAATAAAAAGGAAAAAAAATGAGAACACTAAACGATTACTTTCTAACTGCTGAAATAGAAGATATTTCAACAGCTTCATCAACTTTTGTTGCTGTACCAGATGGCGGTAAAATAGTTAAAATTATAACTGCTTTACAAGGTGCAATATCTGGTGGTAACGCAGCTATTTCTTTTGAAATAGGTGGTACTGCTGTAACAGGTGGTGGCATTACTGTTGCTCACTCTGGCTCTGCTGCTGGTACTGTAGATTCTGCTGAACCTACTGCCGCAAATAGAGTAGAAGAAAATGGCACTATTGAGATGATTACTAATGGTGGCTCTACTGGAGCTAAAAAATTACTTGTGACATTTGTTATAAGAAGATAAATATAAATTGGGGGTTCATGCCTAGCGGAAGTTCCCCCAAAAAAATAGGAGAAAAATATGAGTTATAATTATGCTTTAAGACCTGGTACTACACAAAAAATTAATACCAATAATTCTTCAGCAGCATCTAGTGCATTTGGTTCACAAACTGAATACATTAGAATAGTTGGTTCAGCTAACTTTCATTTTGCTTTAGGTGCATCACCTACTGCAAGTGCAACATCAGCTTTATTACCATCTGGAGAAATAGAAATATTAAAAGTTTCACCTGGAGAAAAGATTGCAGTATTTCATGGTTCATCTACAGATGTCTATGTAACTGAAATGAGTGCGTAGTGGCTAGAAAAAAGTTTGTCAATTTTGTTCCAAGACCTAAACCAAAAAAAAGACCAAAGCGACACAAAAAAGATTTGAACAAACATGAAAAACGTATGGCTAAAAAAAGTCGTTACAAAGGACAGGGTAGATGAAAAAAGATATTACATTTGATGGATTACAAAAAACAACCTACATGAAAGATGATATGGAGGGTAAAATTGTAACTAAAGAAGAAGTAAATATTGATCCTCACATTAAACATAATAAAAGATTGTTTAATCTTAATGATGGTTATTCAAAATCAAGAGAGATGAAAAGAGTTGCTAGTATTCCAACTTTAGCTTTATCTGTCTGGGCTAATGAGTATAATGGTAGCAGTAACTGGTTTGCACTTCCTAAGGAAGTACAAAAAAAAATATTAAAACAAAAATTAAACTCTAATGAATTTAGATATTTTAGAACAGCAGAAGGAAGATTATAATGGCTTTATCAAATTATTCAGAATTAAAATCATCAATTGCAAATTGGTTAAATAGATCAGATTTAACAACAGAGATAGAAGATTTTATAGTTCTTGCAGAAAAAGATTTTAATTCAAAATTAAGAATTAGAAAAATGAATGCAACTGATAGTTCTTTTACAATAAATGCAGAAACAGTTGCTTTACCTACAGGGTTTTTACAGTTAAGAGATATTTTTATTGTTGAAGGCGGAACTAAATATGCTTTAAAATATATTACACCTTCACAAATGGATCAAATAAAAGGTAGTTCAACCTCTGGTATGCCAAGTACATTTACTATACTTGGTGATAATTTTAGATTTGCTCCAGTTCCATCATCTTCATATACAGCAACAATTAATTTTTATAAAGAGTTTGATCCTTTATCAACAACAAATACATCAAATTTTATTTTAAATAATCATCCATCTATTTATTTATATGGAGCATTATATCATGCTGCTAATTTTTTAGGTGGTGTTGAACCAAGACAAGTTCAACAATGGCAACAACAATATGCTACTGCACTTGAAAGACTTGAAAGAAACGACAGAGAAGATCAATATGGTAACGCACCATTACAACAAAGATCAGATGTAACTGTAGCAGGTTCTTTCAATGATAATTATGTTGCTGTAACAAATAACAACCAATAGGAGAATAATGCAAATACCCTTTGGAGAATGGCTTCCTGACCAACCAGAGCATAATAATCCTGGAGCTAATATTGCAAACAATGTTTATTTTGCAAGACAATCTTATAAAAGATTTCCTTCATTAGTTAGTTATTCATCAAATAATATTGGTGCAGATAGTAGAGGTGCAGGTTCTTTTAGAGATAATTCAAATACAGTTTTTAATTTTGTTTCTACTAATACAGATATATACCAATTATCCGGTGGTACTTTTACTTCAAGAAAATCTAGCCTTACAGGTTCTAATGATGACTTTTGGACTTTTACACAATTTGGTAATTATGTAGTTGCAACAAATGGTGTAGATGCTCCACAATTTTTTTTAATGGGTACATCAACAAATTTTGCAAATTTATCTACAGTTACAACAAGTGGTACTTTACCAAACTTTAGAGTTTCAGGAGTTATTAGAGATTTTTTAGTTACAGGAAATCATAGTAACGCATCTAATAGAATACAATGGTCAGGTATAAATGATATTTCAACATGGGAACCTGGAACTAAACAATCTGATATACAAGACCTTCCAGGATCAGGAGGACAAATTACACACATAACTTCAGGAGAAATTGGTTATGTGTTTAGACAAAATCAAATAATTCGTATGGATTATGTAGGTGGTGCAACTGTATTTAGATTATCAGTTATATCACCAAACAGAGGAGCAGTATATGGAAGAACAGTTTGTCAAGATAATCGTAGAGTATTCTTTTATGCAGATGATGGTTTTTTTGAAATTAATGGAGATCAAATAATTTCAATAGGTGCAGAAAAAGTAAATAGATTTTTTGATGTAGATTTAAACAAAGCATTCTCTGATAGAATATGTGCTGCTGTTGATCCATTTAATCAACTTGCTATGTGGTTATATCCATCTGCTTCTAACACATCTAATACTACAGGTATTTGTGATAAAATATTAATTTATAATTATGCTACACAAAAATGGTCAACTGCCGAAGCAAATGCTAGTACAATATTTTCACAGTTTGTTGGTGCATATACAGTAGAGCTTATGGATATTATTTCTCAAAATTTAGATCAAATTAATATTGCTTTAGATACTGATTTTTGGTCTGGTGGACAATTGTTATTAGGAGCAATAGATAATAATTTTAAAGCAGCTATTTTTTCTGGTACTGCAAATGAAGGAGAAATAGAAACCTCAGAAATTGAGTTGTTTCCAGGAACAAGATCAAATATAATAGGTGTTAGACCTATTGTAGATGCTGAAGCTACTGTTACTATAAAAACTAGAGATAGATTAGCAGACAATAGCACAGAATCATCTGTTT